ATTTTAATGCGTTGGGAGGTATAGATAAGAAAATAGAAGACTTCTCACACCCCGTTTATCACAAAAATTATATGGAGATGAGAAAAAATGGTTACAGGATAGACGAAACAGGATTACCTGAATACATTATTAAAAATAAAGAACATCTTAAAAAATATTTTTTAAATTATACGCCGACAATTGGAGTGGTCGTTGCTAGATATGCAGAAGATATAAAATGGCTAGATGATATAAAAAATCCAATCTATTTATATGAAAAGGGGGATGGTAAGAGAGGTATAAAATTGAATAATGTTGGCAGGGAAGCGCATACATACCTATACCATATTGTAGATAGGTATGACACGTTAGAAGATTATATTATTTTCTTACAAGGAAACCCGTTTGATCATGGATTTAGAACAGTTGAAGATATCAACAATATAGAAATTAAGTCTGATTTTATACCATTGAATGGTTTATTAATGGGATGTAAATACGGAGAAAGTAAAGGGACAATCCCTGCGTTTTGCGAAACACATAATATTGACATTAGTTATACTGAATTAGTCACATTTACTCCAGGTGCGCAATTTGTAGTTTCTCGTGAATTTATAAAAAAACATCCCAAAGAATTTTATGAAAAATTATTAGATACGATGTCGAAAACAAGTTCAAATCCTGAAGAAGCACATGTGATGGAAAGATTATGGGGATATATTTTCAATGATAAATTTGGAATCAATTAAAATTTTATGAAAATTAATATTGTTGGTTGTGGATTATCTGGTATCACTGCCGCTGCTTTACTTAAGCATAAGCATGAAATAAAAATTTTTGATACTCGAAATCATATTGGAGGAAATTGCGCGGATGATAAAATTTTCGGAATGCTATACCATAAGTATGGTCCACACATTTTCCATACAGATGATGACGAAGTTTTTGAATTTCTTTCTCGATATACAGAATGGTTCGATTTTAAATATCAACCGAAGGCTGCTACTCGTTTAGGTATGATATCTATTCCTTATAGTAAAAAAACTATAAGGGAATTGGGTAGGGAGTTATCTCAAGAAGAAATTGTCGAGTATATATTCAAGGATTATTCAGAGAAGCAATGGGGTGTCCCGTTTAATGATATACCGAAAACTATTACAAATAGAATACCCAAAACTAAAGATTTAGAAGACCCGACATGGTTTGAGGGGCAAAAATATCAATGCATCCCAAAAGAAGGATATACAAAAATGTTTGAAAAAATGTTGGAAGATGTAGATATCCATTTGAGCGTCGAAAAAGACTATTGGAAAAAATATGATGCTGATTTGGTGATTTACACTGGAAAAATTGATGAATATTATGATTATTGTTATGGTGAACTACCTTACAGAACATTAGATTTCAAACACTCTGTTCATGATAAGCCATTGCAAAATCCAATTGTGAATGAATGTAATGATTTGGTATCCCACACTAGAACATATGATCATAGTATTTTTAATTATGAACACGATAGTAAAAATACTTTAGTAACTGATGAATATCCTAGACAAGCAAATAGATGCGATATACCATTTTATCCAATTCCATTTGGAGAAGGCAATTCGATTTATTTCAAGTATGAGGAGTTGACAAAAAAGAAAAATGATATAATATTCATTGGTCGCCTTGCACGATATAAATATTTAGATATGTGGATGGCAGTAAAACATGTAATGTTAAAATTAAAAAATTATGTCTAACTATTATGTAAATGTTATTGGTGGTGTATATAGATATTAATATGAAAAAAATAAATAAAAATTTTGTAGTAGTCAGTGATTACAATTGGCTACCCAATAATCTTGAGGATTCTTGGGTTGATAAATGGTGTGAGAACTATCTGATCTATGACCGTTATCATCGGTTTCTTGAATCTGATAAGGTGAAACACCAGAAGAATGTGGGACAGAATGTTTATGACATGTTCCACTTCATTTTGGAAAATTACGATAATCTTCCTGAATCCACTTTGTTTTGTCGAGCATGTCTAATGAATCCAAAAGATACTGGGACACCGCGATATGATGAAAATGGTCGGGTGATTTCCAATGGAAATTGCACGGAAGAATTCTTTCTAAGTGTTGCTAACAACGCCAGATTTACAGAAATTCAAGATTTCACCAGTGAGCCTTGGAGAATTAATAATGTGGCTAACAAGATCGGAGATGGTAATAGCTACATGGAAATCAATAACTCGTGGTATTTTGGAAAACATCAAGGAAAATATTATTCAAATATTAATGATTTTTTCAATGACATGTATGAAAATCCCGAGATTCCACCTTGGTTTAGATTTGCACCAGGTGTTAATTACATCATCCCAAAGGAGTATATTTTGAAATATTCGAGAAAATTTTATCAACGAATTCTTGATATTCTCGGATGGGATGTTATTGTTGGAGAAGCTCATATGATTGAGCGAGCATTGTGGACAATATTCCATAATGATTGGAAAGTAAAAGAAGAATATAGATAATGCAACCATTACATTTAAGAAACATCCCACCTCCCGCTGAAACATTCAACCATACCGAATTTTTTGATCTGTTGTTCAAGTGGATTCGTCCAGAACACTATCTTGAACTTGGTGTGAGGCATGGAGGTAATTTTGTCACGCTTGCCAAACACTGCAAAAAAGCAGTCGGAGTAGATATGATTCCTGCTGAATTTGGTTTGGAGGGTAATATGGAATATCATCAAAAAACAACTGATGATTATTTTGAATCATTAACTACTGAACAATTTGATGCCGTGTTTATTGACGCTGATCATTCTCATCAACAATCTTTGAAAGATTTTAACAATGTAAAAGATAGAGTGATTGAAGATGGATTTATTTTTTTCCATGATACCTATCCTTGGGATTGGTCTATGACTGACAGAGGACAATGCGAGGATGTTTATAAAACTGCGAAACATATTAAACAAATTTTAATAGATGATTTTGAAATCGTAACTTTACCTTTCAATCCTGGAGTAACAATTTGTAAAAAGATTTCCAGAACAAAACAGATGATTTATGATCAATGAAAGAATTTTTATAACGGGTGGTGCGGTGTTTCTTGGAAGAAATCTGATTCGTCGTCTATCTGAAAATAATGAAATTACGGTTTATTCTCGTGATGAGTCGAAGCATTACTATCTCAAGAAAGAATATCCAAAAGTTAATTTCGTCGTCGGAGATATACGAAATCGAGATCTTTTAACTAGAAAATCTAAGGATCACACGATTGGTATTTTCGCTGCTTCTCTCAAGCAGATTGAAGCTTGTAATGATAATTATGAAGAAGCTTCCAAAATCATCATCGATGGGGCAATTAATTCCAGAATTGCGGCAGAGGAAAATAATTTTAAAGCTGCTTGCTTCATCTCATCTGATAAAAGCAGAGCAGCAACTACAATTTACGGTGCAATGAAATATGTAGCTGGTGAGTGTTTCATTGCAGGTAAATCAAATTGTAACCTAACTACTGCTGTATATGGGAACGTAATGAATTCCACAGGATCGATTATTCCTTTGATATGGGAATATATCAAAAACGGTAAAACACTTTCTCTCTATGGAGAAGAAATGACAAGATTTTTATTGGATGTTGAAGATGCTGTAGATTTGATTTTGAAATCTTTAAAATATAAAGGATGTAATGTTATCCCAGATTTAAAATCGTTTTTTGTAGTCGATCTTTTCAATATTTATAAAGAAAAATTTGGATTAAAATATGAAATTTCTGAACCTAGAACTGGTGAAAAAATTCATGAAATCATGGCTTCTTCTGAAGAAATTAGACGAATGAGTTATGAATATGCTGATGATATTTATTTGATGTATCCACATAAAGATTTAAATATGGTAGAATTTTCAAAAAATGAATATTCTTCGAGAGATAGTTCACTTGAATATATAGAACTTGAAAAATATTTAAAATCTAAAAATTATTTCAAACCATGAAAATTATAGTATTTGGAAGCACTGGAATGTTGGGAACTTATTGTGTCAAGTTTTTCAAACAAAAAGGTTATACGGTATTACCAGTAGATAGAGAAATGTTAGATTTGGCATCATCTCATGAAAATATATTAAATTTTTTGATATCAAATGTTTCTAGTGTGGATGTTATAATTAATGCTGCTGGTGTTATTAAACAACGAAACACTGATATAGGTGATATGTATAAAGTTAATACTATATTTCCTCACATTTTATCTAAATTTAAAATGGAAAATGGGTGTAATGTTATCCATATAACGACTGATTGCGTGTTTAGTGGTAAAGATGGGTATTATAATGAATCATCTTTACCTGATTGTGAAGATGATTACGGTAAATCTAAATTATTAGGCGAAGCACCTAATTTATCAATCATTAGGACTTCTATCATCGGTGAAGAAATTAATAATAAATTATCATTACTTGAGTGGTGTAAGTCTAAGCGTGAACAAACCGTCTATGGTTATGTTGATCATTATTGGAACGGTGTAACATGTTTAGAATTGTGTAAAAGAATAAATTATTTATTAGAATACGAAGCATTTTGGGAGGGTGTTAGCATTTTACATTCACCAGAGATCGTATCAAAGTATAATTTAATCAATATGATATCGAATGTGTTTGATTTAAAAATGTTGATAACTCCAAAAATTGGTGGTAAATGTTATAGAAATTTACAAAATGTGCGATGCATACCGACAGCATCATTGAAACAACAATTAGAAGAATTGAAAGAATTTAATATATATGAATAGTTGCTACGTAAATGTTATTGGTGGCGTGGGCAATCAGTTATTTCAAATAGCTGCTGGCTATGCTTATGCTAAGAAACATGGTAAGAAATTGATCATCAACCCTTATAATTGGTTTGCTGGTCAAGGAACCAATCCTTTGGTGTATAAGGATACAATCTTCAAGAATTTTGAATATGGTAATTATAGTGAAAATGTCACTCCTATTCAAGAAAAAAGATTTAATTATGATGAGTTACCATTCCATGAAGGGTCTGTATCATTGAATGGATATTTCCAATCTTTGAAATACTTCGAAGAATACAAAGATGAATTTATTTCTTTATTGAACTTGCCAGAAGTCGATGTTCTTCCTAAATGGGGAAACAATCTGAATATTGCATTTCATATAAGACGAGGTGATTACTTGAACCATGCAACAATACATTATGTGTGTAGAAC